CCGTGATGCAGGCTTCAGATTGGGTGGCAGCTTAGAGGCTTTCTTCATCCTCGGCGGCATGCTCTCAGCGTGAGATGTATCAATAGCCATGGTGTCTCCTTAAACGGGGCCTTTGGTAACCAACCGCAGGCCCCTATCGTTTACGTCAGGTTACGACGTAGTTAGATCAGTGACTTTACCAGAGGCCACCTCGTTTTGTACCTCAAGTGTGTACTCAGCGATCAACATCGACCGCTCAGCGTCACCCGTCCGTGACAGTGGCGTCATCTGGATGTTCCGCAGATAGGAAACCGCCAGGAAGTCATAGTCTAAGGTGAAAGCCGTTTCCTCGCGTTGGAACCGATTAGGCACCAAAGCCAGTTGGCCGAAGTCAGAGATGTACAGATCCGCCGCACCGACGATCTGAACTCTCGCGTCTCCAGTGTCTCGTCGGGCAGCAGCGTTACCAGCAAAGCCGGAAGCCGTCTGCTTGTTGAACGAGTTCACCATCACCATCGTTGGGTCACCGCCGTTATCGAAGCACAGCTTAATGGTGGCCTTCAGGGAGGTTTCGGTGAATGCGCCTAGTACCGTGGAGTCGGTCGGAGAGACCGTATCACCAGAAGCAAAACCAGGTGTGGTCTGGGCAGTACCCGTACCTACCGAGGTCTTGTTGGTTGCAAGCCAGGACTCAAGACCGGCAAGAGAGCGTCCTACCGTGGCTGAACCTGCAGAACTTGCGGCGTTTTGGGTCAGGGTGAACTCCATATCTCGAGTGAGCTCACGACCTGCCTTGATGACCTGATAGGCCGATTCTTCGGCACGGCCAGCGGAGTCGACCGCATTCTGTGTACCTGACACGCTGATGACTGCTCGCGCAATCTGTAAGCGGTTAGAAACACGCACCGTAGGAACAAGCGCATCAGCCGTTGCGATGTTACCTTCAATCTCTTTGTTGTTCCCAGCAGCGGCGAGGACGTCTGTTTGCCATTCGTGGGTAACCGCTGTGGATCGGGTTGTCTTGGCGTTGGACATGAAGGGACGATCGGTCGGTGATACGTCGTGGATCATGTCAGATAGATCTTCACGGTTACCAATGGCGGTAAACGTCAGAAAGGTGTTCGCTTCAATAGCCATGGCTATCCTCCAGCAAAGCCCGTCAGGTCGGCGGCGTTAACAGTGCCGCTACTGCATCCTGTGGCCTACCTGTCTCCCGTGCTCGATCGGAGGTCTCTTTGCGTTTCGCTGAGATGCCATCCTGTTTCGATGTTACGGTGCCAGGTTGAACCGTTTTGGGCGTATCCGTTACCTGTTTATCTTCCGGCTTTGCGGAGTCGACGCGCTGCTGTTTTGCTTGCAATTCATCGTATAGAGCGGCCTTCCTGGATATGACGATCAAGCGGTGATCGTTGTACTTATCCTTAAGGTCTTCGTTCGTGAACCCCATCTTGGCCCACATCTCAGAACACATCTGCATTTCGCTAACCATCTTCTCCTGGTCAATCCATTCTGGGATTGCAGGTAAAAGTAGGTCCGTCTCCCTGGCTATGGTCTCCGCTGCATCTTCCTCAATCTGAGCAGTTCGCTTTGCCTTGAGCTCGGTCAGTTGTGCCTGTTTTTTGTCTACTCGCTCTTTTTTCTCTTCAAAAGCCGTCCGGTCGTATTCTTTCAACTCAAGGTTTTCAGTTGAACCAAGATCTTCTCGGTCCAGTTGAGCAACAGCCTCTGCTTGTTCCAGTAACGCCTGGAATGCAACTGTGTTTTCCTCAACTACCCTTCGTTGCTCGGCTAGAGCCATGGTCTTTTGCGTGTAGTCCGCCTGCATCAGGTTTCCGTTACGCAAGTCTTTCAGCTCCAAAGCCGATATCGATACGGTTTCAGGTTCGGGTTGCCCTTCGGGTTCCTCTGCTGTCTCCGGTGTGTCGCCCTCAACTACAGGCTCCACGCTTTCAGGAATTTCTTCCTGCTTCTCTTCTTCAGTCTTCTCCCCGTCATTTGGCTCTGCTTCGAGCTCGGCGGGTACGATCATCTTCTGGACCATTTCGTCTATGGTGCCCGGTGCCGGGTTAGCCATCTTGGTCTTCCTTTGCTAATTCTATAGGACGCAACACTGTTCGTGTAGCGGTTTCTTTCTCTTCCGCCTGAAGGCCGGCAGCGATACGGATATGCTTCTCTATGCTGCCTTTGACTGATTCTAGGGCTCTGAGCATGAAGTAGCCGGACTCGCGCTTATCTGCCTCATCGAAGGTGCTGGTGGATATGCCGTGGATGATGTTCAGGCGTACAGCCTCGAAAGCATCCGCAAGCATAGAGTCGTTTAATAGCTGTTGGGCGCGTACACCGTCTTTTAGTTGTTGTTCACTCATAACTTTGCGCGCGAGCGATGCGGTAAGCAATCTCCACCAACAACGGGTCGTATGGGCTAAATAGCGGTTGGTTCCTGGCCTTGCTGATCAGGCGGCTATCGCCGCCCATTGACTCAAGCCGATCTAATAAGCTGTGCATTCCAGTACCGCCGTCATAACGCTTTTGGGCGCGCATCCCGAAGTAATAACCGATTGTCCAAGCAACACACAACGCAAAACCAATCAGCGCGCCTATTTCAATTTCATTCATTAACTTTATACACCGTGTCAACGCCAAGTAGGGTTTTGTTTGCCTTCCTGCCTAACATGATGGGCTCACGGATGAATTCGGGCTCATCTTCCGGAAACGTAATTTCTACATCCACTTCACGTGCCTCCGCCGTCAGTCCCAAGCGCGTTATAGCCTCTTCAGCGTACGCTTTGCTGCGTGTGAACAGGTCAGCCACTATCATTCGCGTGGTCCCTGGTGCAACGATAACGAAGTAGGTCACACCGCACTACCCGGAACATTCTCTTCATGCACCAACTCTAACCCGGTGCGGTCTGTCTCTAAATCAGTCGCATCCTTGGTAAGATCCTTTTCAAGGGTTGCGTTGAACTGCCGTGAGTCTTCCATCATCTTCATGATGAACTTGCGCATGTCGTTGAGCTCTTTGCTATCGTCGCGTGCGATCGATGCTTGTGCCTTGATGATCTCAGCCTCAGCCAGCGGATTAGCCTGTTGCTGCATGACTTCGAGCATCTGTTTCAATTGCTGGTTCTCAGCCAACAGGAGCTGTTCGTCATCATCCGGGTCGTTGTAATACTCAGACGTATCTTTAAGCCCTACCTCAGTGATGATCCGCTCGAGCGTGTTGTAGCGTTTGGCGTCGTCGGTGAGTAGAGAGCCTTGAGAGATGAGTTCACCCTGATTCTGTAGGACAAATGACAGGTTAGCGATCTTCTCGTTTCTGTCTCCTGAACCTGACCCTAATCCTACATCTACAAAAACATCCAAGTTCTCTCGCCAGGCCGTGGGGTCTACCTCCATCGGCTTGCCCGTCACCTTGATCTGCATGGTGGTGTCTTGGTGTTTGGTCAGTAACGCCGCGGTTAGCCGGAAGATCTGTCGGACCCCCGTAGAAGCAAACAGCCTGCCGATAAGTTCAATACGCTGCATAGAGTCGTCACGCATGCCCTTAAAGCCGGTGGCCGTCTTATTCAAAGAGTCAGCGTCTACACCTTGGTTGTGTCTGTTCACCCCGGTACGCGTCTCCAGCGCGCCGTCCATGACCTCGATAGCACCGAGTATCCCGTCTATTTGGGGTTCGGTGATCAGCGGAAAGATTGCCTCTTGGACAGGCGCTTGACCTTCAACCCCAATCCCACCGCCGGGACGTGCGGTAAATAGATCATCTAGATCCACACGTTCGTTGTAGACCATGCGGTTCCAGTTGGTGTTGTAGATATTGTCTAGTCCGTTCCTGACGAGGACAGATTTAACCAACTGGAAGTCTGCCGCCTGCTCGGCCGGACACGTGCCGATCGCCACATGAGGCATAGGGGTAGGAACTACTACCGCAAAGGGATGTTCGTCCCAGCGTTCTTTCTGCAAGACCTCGTGACCAGCAACGAAGATCTGCCAACGTTCGGCAATACCATCCTCATCGATATCCAGTTTAGGGTAGTACTCGCCCAGGGTGATGATATCGTTAGCCTTTGAGGTGGTGGGGTTATTGTCGCCGGTTCCGTGCGTATTCTTTTGTCTGGCGAACCTCGACTCACTACTCCTTAGGGTGCGGCTATCTTTAGGCAGTGCGTTAACGGTGTCTTCATCGAAGCCCATCTCAATGAGGTCTGACCGGGTAGTGTGTTCTGATCGATGTCCTATGAATCTAGGATCATCAAAGTCTCGAGCGTTACGGTTGATTAGGAACTCTTCACCCGGAATGCCTAGGTAATCTACTTTACCTTTCTTTTTGGTGCGCTTGACCGTGGCCTTGTAGCTTGGGCCTTGGATAGTTTCAGATACTTCGAACTCCTCGATATCTGTCTCTGAATCAGCTTTAAGTTTGTCGAATTCGTCTTGTGAAAGACCTTCGTACTTCTCTTCGGTGACCACGTTCTCAGTCACCCAGGCTACTTTGACCACACCTAGGAACTGGAGTAGCGCATCTTTAAACATGTTGTAGAGAATGAGTGTGCCGTCGTTCTGGCGCATGAACACGTAGTTAGAAAGCTCAGTCTTCTGATTGGCTTCATCATCATTGTCAGGTAGGTCAGACTCGAAGCGGCCCATCAGTCGGCCTTGGGTGAACATCCTGACGAGACCAGGTAGCATCCATTCGACTGTGTTGGCTACATCCGGAGAGACATAACGAGACCTGCCTTTAACCTCATCACCAAAAGGCTCAGTGTTGTAGTAGTCGAGCAGGATCTTTCGTTTACGTGATATCTCATCGCGGTAGCCAATAGCTAGATCAGCCTCGGCCTCTACCATTGTGATGATTTGGCCGTCCTCAAGCATTCAGAGAAGTTCTCGGGACGATGTTCGGGGCTTCGCGGATTCAGGCATGTCAATCAACCTTGTTTCAACCGATTGCTTATCCCACCATTGACGATCATCCCGAACTGGCCCGAACTCTCGGCAATGTTTGTGATGCAAAGCGCCTTCTGGCATGTCACAGCAAGCCATAAAGGCTCTCTGCCTGCCATGCCGGTTGAGCCCGTGCCTGTAAAATTCAATGATCATGCATTGAACGCCACTACCAGGGAGGGGACGATAGCGTCTACGTTGGTCTGAATCTGGGCGTCTGTTGCGCCTTGGATGTTGGCGATCGTGGCCGCGTTGTTGACTGCGAGCACACCTCTGAGTGCTTTGAGCCCTTCGCCCCTGGGATTGTCGAATGCTTCGGCTGCCCAGCTTTGTTCGCCAGCAGTAGGTGAACCAGCGATTAGGGCCTCAGCAGCAATGATGGTGGCGACTGTTACCCGCTGTCTGAGCGTGTCGTCGCTGATGATTGCGTATAGGTCTACGTAGTCAGCCACGGTGTTCCCTCGGTGCGCTGAATGCAGTGAACATCATAGGGCCGCCGCCCATATCTAAAGACGTGGCCATCGTATAATCAGGCTCTGGGATCTCAGCGATGAGTTGTGCGTTGTCGATAGCCTCGGCCTTTGACAGAGCCTTGACCGCTACCACAGCAGCACCGACTGTTGCGCTACCTCTTAGAAAGTTACGTCTGTTCATGCCATGGTTCCTAACTCAGGCCAGTGGTTGCGCGTTCGCTTGCTCTTGGGCGGCATATTAGCAAAACACATGACCAATGCATCTGCTTTATTAGGGCTGGGCATCTGGCGGCGCTTCATGTCGTCTTTGGATTCAACCTGAATGTATGTGTTGGCAAATTGCCCACGCTTCCTTTGCACACGACATAGCTCCGATTTGAGATCAGCCATGCCCTTAATTTCCGTCGAAATCGATATAAGCTCATCGGGGTCGATGTACTCCCCGTTGACGGCTCGATAAGTCTTCTCAAATCTATCCCGCAGATACCACCACCACTGGGCTCTGAGGTTTCTAAAGGTCTGCTTGTTCGATCTGTCATCGTTGTAAACCTCGTCTGGATTCCGGGGAGTCTCACCGCCTATGAAGTTGGTGACGACTATCTCACGGCCTGCTATGCGGTCCTTAAGGCCGACTTTAATCGCTGCTCCAACGCCGATACCGTCATAGACGATGTATTGTAATCTTTGCTCAAACGACGTCGTAAAAGCCTTATCAATTGCCGTTTCGATGTCCCCGCCAGACCATGCCTCGATCGCTGTGACAACGCTCCCGTGCCTGATTGCATAGGCTTTGTCGTCATTTCCTGTATCAGCGGGGTCAAACCCCATACCCGTGATGCCGCGCGGGTCAAAGCCGAGTTTGATATGTGAGTCTTTAGCTGCCTCGAACCACTCCGGCTGGATGATCGAGTCTTCATAATCGGTATTACACTCACCTTCCCATATGTGGAGATACTTATTGTAGTTTGTTTTCTTGCATTCCTCCATCTCTTGAACGAGTGGAGAGTCCCAGAACCAGGGGTTTTCGTTGTAGTTGATCTTCCGTAAGTAAGTATCGTGTGGTGTGTTAACGACGAAGCGTTGATAGGTTGGGTCCAGCTCATCTTCAGGGTTGAAGCTCACCCATATCTCTGAGCCCTGCTTACGTATCGTCGGGATAAGCACATCCCAACTGCGTTCAGATACGTTCTGCGCTTCCTCAACCCAGACTCTATCAGCACCTTCGAATGACTTGAGGTTGTTGATGTTGTTCTTAAGGCCTTTAAACACCATCTCTGTCCCGTTAAGGCCTTTGATGATGTTGGCTTGGACAGTATAGAAGCTCTCCATGTTGAGGCGTTGTATCTGCTCACTGAGAAGCCGATGTACGCTGTCTTCAATGGAGGTCTGATACTCCCTAGCACATATCGTGAGCTCAGGCTTTACCGCACCTTGGACGAGTATTGCCCGAGCGAACTCCCATGACTTAGTCGCGCCGCGCCCACCATAGAATACCTTGTGTCTGTAAGGATCGTAGAGCGGCTCGAAGGGCTCAGCTATCTGTACTCTTAGCTGCTGTGACTCGCTCAAGAGATACACCTTTGAAGGCTATTGGGTTATCGGGATCGCCAGTAAACTCAGTGCTTCTGAGGTCAGGCAGATACTTGGCAATCAGTTTGATGTTGATATCAGCAGCGGCTTTGAACTTCTTTAAATCGAAGTCTACTGACTCTGAAAGTAACGCGACTTGGGTTGAAACAGCCAGCCCCTCTATGTCTTCCATCTTTTTGGCAATGTGATCTGCATCACGTACCGTCAGTTGCTCCATTTTCTTAGCAAGCTCAACGACATGCTCGACTAGCTTCTGATTGGATAACTGCTCACGTAAAGCCTCTTGCCTAATGGCTCGATTCTCTTGTGCTCTGGTCTTAGCCATGGATGTTTACGCAACGCCGTATAATGATTTGTCATTGGCGGTACCCAACACCACAGGCAGTTCATCGCCCTCAATCTCGATGATTTCGAACTTAACGTGATCAGGCACGAGCACAATGCCACCATGTTTTGTTTCATGCAGGTTTTTTGCAAATTCAAATGCCTCATCGTAGTCGAGAGGGGTGCCTTCAGGATATCGAATAACAATGACCTGCATTACCGTCGGCCCCGGCGCGTTCCACGTTTAGGCGCTACTTTGCGAACAGGTCGCCGTTTAACCTGGCGTCTGCCGGTTGATGGTCCGCCTGGACGTGGTTTTAAAGGCATTACTTAAACCATTCTTTGATGGTGCGCCATGATTCACGGAATGGATGGGCTTTTACGTCTGCGAGTTCACCCCTGAGCCGGACAGCTATTGCTCTCAATGCGTCAATCTCCTCCTTCATCACATCGAATGGCATCACAAGCAATTCCTGAACTTCTTTGCTGTAGGCAATATAGGTGGAGACAGTCTGTCCGTTTGTTCTCTTGGATAGAGTGTGGACAGGCACAACCCTTGTTTCGACAGTATCTTCAAGTAACAGTCCGTCGTCTGGGCTTATTGGTGCGAATTTAGGACTGAAACAGTGATATTGCACTTCGTCTCGATTAACTCGCGGAACTTCGTTGATCACCAAATCGCTTATGAAATTGACTAACTGCATCTACTTCAGCTTCTCATGGAGGTAATGACTGTCTTGATTGAACTTCACCAGTCCATTGTTTTTTATCGCACAGAGCCTAGCTCTAGGTCGACTAGCCCATGCGGAATGTATGACTTGACCAGCACAGATTGGGTCTGGTTTGCCTGGTTGCCGAAGGTGTGGAGGGATAACATACACCTCGTATGGCAGATCCAGCACGTTCACTTCAGCTTCTTACCGATAACCTGGGTGGTGGATCGATCGGGTGAGTGCATGAGCGGATCTTTTAGGTGGGCTTCTTTCTTTTTGCCCGGGCTAGACATCATCCGTTTCATGATCGCGTCGTTTCTACCGTTTGCTTGAGCCATAAAGCCTCCTTTTCAGGCATTGTATCATGGGTCATCGGTCCAAGTTGTCGATTCATTAGGCTGGTCAGTCCAGGTCGTTGATTCGTTGCTCTGGTCAGACCATATCGTGCTTGTATCGCCTTGATCGGTCCAATCCTCCAGCGTTGTGACATCCCAGGTATCCTCAACCCCACCGATAACAACGTTAATCGAATGGATCTCGTTCTGGAGCACCGCTGAAGTCAGCCTAAGCTGCAGCGTATCCCCGTTTTCTATGGTGGTCGTAACCAGATCAGCAAAAGCAGCGCCGTTGATGGAAAATTGACCGGATAGATGACCTGTCTCGAGGAAGTTTACCGGCGCAGTTGAGTTAATCCCTGAGATCGTAATGGTGTTTGAGGTTATTAACGCGCCTAGTTCCTGGCTTGTTACGTCGGTAAAGGTGAATTGATCTGGAGCGGTATCGGTTAAAGAGGGTGTCCGGGTCAGGTAATACGGGTAATGCCTTTGAAAAAACAGATGTTCTGGGCGAACCTTGGCGCGTGTTGCAGGCAATGGCGGTCTGCGGTAAGCCGGTGGTGCAACAATGCTTGCCGGCGGCGTGACCGTCGTTGTTACCCTCGATCGGTTGTAAAACACAATGCGCGGCTCCATGGCTTCTCTGTGTTGTACTGGCCTACGAAGTATCGGAGGGGCAACGGTGACAACTGGGGCAACAACACCGCCTACAACGAGTCGTCGCTGATAGTAAACGTGTGGGGTAACTGCTTCTAAACGCGGCTGAAGCACTCGGCGTCGAAACTGTGGTAACGCAACCGCACCGCCAGCAGTAGGCCATACCCTGCGCCGTTGGAAGAAGGTATACGGCGTGCGGCGTCTAAATACGCCGGTCATTTAAGCTACTTTTTGGGGACGTTGGTGCGTATACGAAACATACCGGGTGGGGCCGGGACTGCACGTCTTTGCAGATCGGCTAACTGCGCTTTCTGTTGCTCCCGTCTTTTTTCTTGATCACTCATTTGGCAGCCTTAGCAGCAATTTTTGCGGCAACCTTTTCTTGGTGCTCTTTGGACTGCAGTTTGGCTGCAAGTGCGGTCGCGTGGGGATCGTGGGGGGTGCCGTCTTCATTGAAAGAAGGAACATATTCTTTTTTGGCGATTACATCCTCAATCAGCGTGATTTCTTCCGCCAGTACTTCGGCAAAACGTTGCCCTACGTATCTCGCCATTCGTTGTTTGGTAGCAGCAACCCGGTTTTCTAGTTCATCCTTTCGAAAAGACTGTACTTTATTCCTGTTCACGAGTGAGATTCCTCAAAGTATACAGTTCCAGACATGGTAATCGAGTCAGCGGGTGTGGTGTTCAGGTTAAAGACCATCACATCACCGATAACGGCATTTGGCTGCAGTAACGGGGGGGGTAACCAGATAAACGGCCCCTGGACGATGTTCCAGACCTCAGAATGATAGGTGGCCGCACCCGTAACCAGTTCGGTTGTTTCGTTAACAGCAACGTCAGCGTTTTGTGTGGCATCCCCAGTATCCGCCTGAGAGGTCGCTAGATCGTCTGTTACCGCGTCTGTTACCCGTCTGATGAGGATAGACAACCCTTCTGCGGCAGCATCCCCAACGTCACTGGATTGGCTCAGATAGAGTGCGTGAAAGACAGCGGGAACCGTTAGGGCCTCGACTTGGAATAGATCTTGCTGCGCGGTAACCGCAACCTCTGTGAACTGTACTGAATATATTCGCCCCAATTTTAAATCCCTCAATGAAAAGGCGGAAAGTCAGTCTAACACTATCTCACCAGCATGTGTCTAATCGGCTTGCGCTGCAGCGGGGGGATGATTGATCCTGCCGTAGCGGGTGCCGCTGCAGAAGGGAACGGTATTATTTGACCAGATGGGTGAAAGACCGAAGGATGAGCGGCGTTTACCGCGCCTGAAAATGTCGTTGCAATCCCACCTACGATATCGCCAGGTGTGCCTGTATTTATCAGTGAGTCATACAGAATCCTACCTGTAGGGTATAACTCTGGGCTAAAGCCGCTCGAAATGGCTACAGCGACTGCCGGGTCCAGTTCTATACCCCATATCGCAAATTCCGAATAGTCACCATCTATGCCGGGGTTCCCTGAGTTAATTTCTTGACAGAGAGATGTATTGACCCCCGTGTCGCTGGTAATTGATGTGACAGCACCTTCATCAAGCCATCCAGTCATCCCGGCAGCAACGCCGTTGACGTATATATTTACGTCGTTGTCGATAAAGGTAAAAACAAACCTGTGTAACCCCGTCGTCAAATTAGCGTCTGTAGTCTGCTCTCCGTATCGTGGAGATCCGCCGTCATGAGAGACAAGAAACCCTATCTCATCGGCAGAACGCATCGCTACTAGAAAGACATTGTTGCCAGCAGCCCCGCCCCACTTCATCACAAGCCTTTCAGCGTCTGCCAACGCAGTTATATTTACCGTTACCGCAATAGACATTGTGGCTAACCCGCCGACCAATGCCGACGTTCCGTAATGGGCGTGGTCAAGTCCGCCGTTGGATAGATTGACCGCCATTAGGTTTCAGTTACTAATATTTCTAACAATTGTAAATCGTCAGTATTGGTTGCGGCTGACACATCACGGGTCGCACGAATGACTATTCTATCGGCCGCCACCGCATCGCCGAAATTAGTCTTAGCCAGCGTGCCGGTTGTTGAGTAGTTGACTTTGTTAATTGGCGTGGTCGCGGGTGTGTCCTGAACTGCAACGGCGGTCTGCGTATCAATACCCAAATCACCAGTCAAGATGTCTAAATCGTCGATATGCAGCACGCGAAACTCTATCTCAACTATATCAACGTCTGTGCCGTCGACAGCGTACTTGTACGAGAACGTAAAGCCTGTCGTATCTGAGTAGTGGCTAGGAATAGTTAGAAACCAGTCCATGTGCTCGTCGGCAGAACCGTCGAAATCCAACACGGGTATAATTAATGTTGGGGTTGACGCGTCCGCTATCGTGTCCAACGTGGCAAAGCTAGCTGATGGAGGAGATGAGCCTAGCGGTCCTAGTACGAATAAAGTGTCACCACTGGCCATTACAGATTGCCCCGCACGTTAGCGCGGTACTGAATCGCCGTAATCTGTGACGCGCCTCTAGCCGCTCTCTCGGCGTTGAATAGGTCAAGGTTGGTTTTGGCGATAG